CGTACGAACACGCTCGCTTGGCCAACGACCCCGAGTGGGCCGCGGTGACCTACCGCGCCTCGGAAACGGGCGTGATCGATGCGGCCGAGCTGGAAAGCGCGCGCCGCACGATGGGCGCCGAGCGCTTCGAGCAGGAGTACGAATGCTCCTTCGAGGCTGCGATCCGCGGCGCGTACTACGCGATCGAGCTGAAGGAGGCCCGCGCGCAGGGCCGCATCACGCGCCTGCCAGTCGAGAAGCTGCCCGTCTCCATGGCGTGGGACCTGGGCATGGGCGACGACACGGCCATCTGGCTGTACCAGGACGTTGGGCGCGAAGTCCGCGTCCTGCATTACTACGCCTGCAACGGTGTCGGCCTCGACCATTACGCGGCGTACCTGGAGAGCTGGCGCATCCGCAACCGCATCCCGAGCTGGGGCGACATCGTTGTTCCGCACGACGCCGAGGTGCGCGAGCTGGGCACCGGGCGCGCCCGCGTCGAAGTGATGCGCGACCTGTTCGGGAAGATGCCGAAGGTGCTGCCTCGATTCAGCGTCGACGACGGCATTCAGGCGGTGCGTAAGGAATTCGCCCGGATGTGGTTCGACGAGCGCGAGTGCGCCTCGGGCCTCGACAGCCTGGCGCAGTACCGGCGCGAGTTCGACGAGAAGCGCGAGACGTTCCACGACCGCCCGCTGCACGACTGGGCCAGCCACGGGGCGGACGCGATGCGCTACCTCGCGCTGGGCCTGCGTCGCGGGCCTGCCGGCGCCAAGCGCGCCGCCATCCAATACCCACCGCTGGGGATCGTCTGATGTCCATGGCTCTCGCCCAGTCCGTCGCCACGTTGCGCGTGCAGGTCCAACTGCAGCAGGAGGCCATGAAGGACATGTCGGCCAGCTGCCGCAAGCAAAGCGAAGCGATCGAGGTTCTGTCCGCCGAGCTGGCCACGCTGCGCACAACGCTCGCCCAGGTCGCCATCAAGCAGCAGGCCCCGCGCAAGGAGGCCGTTGATGGCTAAGCCGGCCGCACGCAAGAAGAACCGCGAGATGGGCGAGCAGCGCCTGCTTGCGCTGATCGAGTCCCGCGAGTCCAAGAGCGAGAACGCCACCGTCAGCGGCGACAACGCGAAGGCGCTGTCCTACTACTTCGGCGACGCGCTGGGCAACGAGGTCGAGGGCCGCAGCCAGATCGTGATGCGCGAGGTCTACTCCACGATCGAGTGGATCAAGCCCGCGCTGTTGCGCATGTTCTTCGGCGGCGAACAGGTGGTGAAGTTCACACCCAAGGGTCCGGAGGACGTCGAACAGGCCGACCAGGAGACCGACGTCGTGGATCACGTCGTCGTCGACCAGAACGACGGCTTCGCGACGCTGTACGCGTGGTTCACCGACGCGCTGCTGTCGAAGAACGCCTACGTGCTCGCCTACTGGGACGAGCGCACCGAGACGACCGAGAGCCGCTACCGCAACCTGACGGTGGAAGAGCTGACGCTGCTCATGCAGGACGGCGACGTCGACATCGTGGAGTCCGAGCAGCAGTCGGTGGCCACGGCCGAGGGCATCGAGGAGCTGTGGGACGTCACGCTGCGCCGTCGCGAGCCGCAAGGCAAGGTCTGCATCGAGACCATCCCGCCCGAGCGCGTGCGGGTCGAAGGCGGCTACAAGCACGTCAGCCTGCAGCGGGCCAACTTCGTCGAGTACTGGGAAGACAAGACGATCTCGGAGCTGCGCGAGGCCGGCTTCGACGTTCCCGACTCGCTGGCCGACGAGGACGACGGCAGCTTCGCCACGGACGGGCGCAACGTCGAAGCCATCCGCAACCGTGTGCTGACCCGCACCGACGAGGACGGCACGGCCGACGACAACGACCCGGCCAGCCGCGAGGTGCGCGTGCGCACCGTGTTCATGCGCGTGGACTACGACGGCGACGGCATCGCGGAGATGCGCCGCGTGGTGGTGGTCGGCAAGACCGTGCTGTCCAACGAGCAGTACGACCGCGTCCTGGTGGCAGCGCTGACCCCCACGATTGTGCCGCACCGGCACCAGGGCATGAGCGTGGCCGATGCGGTGATGGACCTGCAGGAGATCAAGACCACGCTGATTCGCGGCCTGCTCGACAACATGTATCTGGCCAACAACGGCCGGCACGCGATCAACGAAGACACGGTGAACCTCGACGACCTGCTGACCGTGCGCCCGGGCGGCATCGTGCGTGTGTCGGGTGACCCGTCGACCGCCATCGTGCCGCTGGTGACGCCTGCGCTTGGCGCGCCGATCATCCAGACGATCGAGTACATGGACAGCGTGCTCGAGAACCGCACGGGCGCCTCGCCGCGCGTGCTGCAGGGCCAGAACTTCGACGGCAACGCGCTGAACAAGACGGCCAGCGGCATCAACCAGGTCATGGGCGCCGCGATGGCGCGAATCGAGCTGATCGCCCGCGTGTTCGCCGAGACGGGCGTCAAGGAGCTGTACCAGATCGTCCACACGCTGCTGCTCAAGCACGGGCAGAAGAAACTGACGATGCAGTTGCGCGGCAAGTGGACGGCGGTCGACCCGCGCGAGTGGCAAAAGCGCAGTGACATGCGGGTCAACGTGGCGCTCGGCAGCGGCGACAAGCAAGCGCGCATCTCCCTGCTGCAAATGATCGTCACCGCGCAGCAGGGCGTGGCGCCGATGGGTCTGTCGAGCCCGCAGACGATGTACAACTCGCTGGCCAAGATCACGACGGAGGCGGGCTACCGCGATCCGGACGAGTTCTGGGTCAATCCCGCCAAGCAGCCGCCCGGCCAAAACATGGGCCCGCCGCCCGATCCGAAGCTGCTCGCCGAGCAAGCGCGGATCTCGCTCGACCAGCAGAAGGCCGCCGAGGAAGTGCGGTTGAAGGAGCTGGGCATCCGCGCCGACTTCCAGAAGGCGCAGCTCGACGCCGACGTGCGCCGCTCGACCGCGTTCTTGCAGCACCAGGTCGACCTGGCCAAGGCGGCGATCGACCGCGACTCGCGCGAGAAGAGCGACACGAACGCGCGGCGCGAGCGGCTGGCAGCGCAGGGCGTCAACGAGCGCGGACAGCCGCCGCTTGCCCGTCGCAAGGTGGTGCGCCACATGCGCGGGCCGGACGGGCGCATCGCGGCCAGTGAGGTGATCGAGGTCGAAGACGACGACGTGCCGGCCGAGCCCGGCCAGGAGAATCAGCAATGACGGTCCGCATCACGCAGTCGGTGACGCTCTCGCACGGGACGTACACCATCGGACAGGTGCTGAACCTGTCGCAGCAGATCGAGCGCGACATCGTGCAGCGCGGGCACGGGGTGGTGGTCGATCCGGGGCTCGTGTCGCCGGCCGAACCGTCGTGGGCGCTTGACGCGCAGGGAAACGTGGCGGGGCTGACGGGGCCCGGAGGTGGCGTCAGCTTCGTGACGGCTCCGGCTGAGCAGCAGGGCGTTGACCTCGACTGGCTCGGTCTTCGTTCGTCCTATGAATGGACGACCGTCAGCATTCCGAGCCCGTACGCGCCGACGCATGTGCTGCATCCGTCTGTGGTGTTCTCGGAAAGCGGGTGGAACGGATACCGCTACTGGATGGCGTACACGCCCTATCCGGCATCCGACCCGGAATTCGAGAACCCGTGCGTGGCTGCGTCGAACGATGGGGCGTCGTGGGTTGCGATTGGCCCGCAGCCGATCATCCCGTCGCCGCCGGGAACCGCTTACAACTCCGACACCGAGCTGGCTTTCGATCCGGCGACCGGCCGGCTCGTGATGCTGTTCCGGGACAACGGGGTGCCCGGCGCGACCGACATGCGTCTGCGCGTGATGACCAGCGCAGACGGGCTGACGTGGACCGATCCGGTCACGATCTACTCGGGCACGAACGTCGGGGGCGCTGCGTCGACCGACATCCTGAGCCCGTCGCTGGTGTGGAACAGCACCGCTGCGCGCTGGGAGATCTACGGCATCAACGGCAAGGACACCGGCAGCGCGTGGGCGCTTGTACGGATCGTCAGCGCCAACCTGCTGAGCGGGTGGGAGTCGTCGTTCACCGCGCTGACGATGCCGCCGCTGTCCGGCCGCAAGTGGTGGCACGGCACCATCCGCCGTCTCTCCGGTGGGGCCTACGTCGGGCTGATGCAGGACAACGCGAATGTCCAAGGCGCAAGCGGCAACCTGCACGCAATCTACAGCGCCGACGGCGCGACGTTCGTGACGCGGCTGCTGGAAGATGTTGGGGTGACGGGGGCCGCCGGTCACTACCGGCCAGCGTTCGTCGTTCGGCAGGACCAAGCGTCGCGCGATTGGGTGTGCCACGCGTTCGGAAGCCGGCTGAGTACGTCGGGCATCCTCACGCAGATCATGCGCTTCGACGCGGCGGCAGCAGAGGCGGCGCGGGCGGCCGAGATCGGCGCCATCCTGAATGCGGCGGCGCTCGGGAACGTCAACACGATTCTGCACGCGGACTCGTTCAACCGTGGAAACGATGCAGCCGGCCTGGGCACTGCCAGCGGTGGCGGCACCTACACGCAGCCGGGAGGCCCGACGAACGTCATCGGCATCAGCGGCAACTGTGCGTACAACGTCACGACCGGCAACTGCCGCGCCGTGCGAGACATGGGGCGCGCCGACTACGCCGCGCGGGTGACGATCCAAGCCAAGGCCGCGTCCGGTGAGCGGTGGCTCGTGTTCCGGTACGTGGACAGCAGCAACTTCGCCCGCATCGGGTTTTCGGGCACCGGCCAACTTCTGTATCAAGTCGTCACCGCCGGCAATGCGGTCGTGACCGATTCGCTCGGTCGCACGCCCGCAGCCGGCGACGAGATGAGCGTGCGTTGCTGCGGTGGCGAGATCGTCATCTACCTCAACGGCCGCCGGCTCGCCAAGCGCGTGCTGGTGCAGGGTGCGACCACGGGCACGTTCGTCGGCCTGCAGATGACCAACGCGCTCGGCGGGCTGATGGACAACTTCATCGTCACGGCTGTGTCCTGACCAGCGCCCCGAAACCCATGCCCCGTGACCTGATCGTCGAGGACGCAGCCTGATGGCGATCGTAACGACCGACACGAACCTCACCGGCGTCAGCTACGCGCAGGCCGAGACCATCGAGATCCGCAACGGCGCGACGCTCACCGTAAGCGCCACGCCTGCGACGCGGCCCGGCACGATCCAGTGCATCACGTCCGGCAAGCTGCGGATCGAGAACGCGAGCACTACGGTGCCGCTGATCTTCGACCTGCACGACATGGATCACGACCTGCGCTTCGAGGCCGGCGGCGTGCTGGAGATCCGTGGCGCGCCGATGTCGCTCGCGGCTGGCACGGGTGCGGCGCAGACGTGGGACTTCACGGTCCTGTTCGGCGGCGTGATTCGCCACATGAACTACGTGGAGGTTGAGGAGTCGGCGGGCTCGGGCGTCTTCATGCCGTGGCAGATCGTCCACGAAGATCCCAAGTTCAATCTGAACGTGGGCGCTCTCGCCACCATCGGCGGCGCGACTCCGGCTGCGTTCACCGCTGGCAACACGACGGCCGGTCAGGCGCTGTTCTGGCATGAGACGAACCGCACGCTGCGCTGCGGCGACAACACCAACGGGCGCGCGGTTCCGAGTGGCTGCGCCGTCCGCATCCCGAATATCTTCATTTCGAATCGCCTGCTGACCAACAGCACGCGCGTTGCCGCCCTCAACACGACTGGCGTGCCGACGGGCGGCACGTTCCAGCTTGAGATCCGCAGC